GGCAGACGCGCCATCTTTAAGTAAAGCTGTATCGTCTGGAGTCGTCCAGCCGTAGTTCGTAGTAGTTGCCATTAAGTAGTTCTCCTTTAAGCGACTATTGTAGCGTCGAGCCAAGTCAAGCTCGGCGAAATTGTATTCCAAGTCTCTGTCGCCGGGACGTTATTCCAGCGGAAGGCTTGGAGAGAATATGAGATAGGGGAAAGGTTCATAGTGAGTCTTAGCCGGTTATATGAGGCGCTCCAAGTCCAGCCCTCAACGAATCCTTGAAACTCACCGCCTACCATATTTGTCGGCAAGTTTTGGATATTGAGCGGTAAGCCCATAAAGACGTTAAGAAGCGCGTCTCGGTCTACATTGTCAATTTCTGGGCTATGCACTTCAAAGGTTATGGACTTCATCAAGTATTGCGGATAAGCGCGGATATCTAAATAAAATTCCGCTTGAGCTTGTGCGTCTGTCGAGTTCTTAAGAGTTGTTGCGACCGTAGCTGCTAGTTGCCCATAATCAGTAATAGACGCTGAATCGGTGGCTGTGTAAGAGCTATTACCGCTACTGGTGTAAGTAAGGGTAATTGCGTTACGAACGTCACCAGCTCGCTTAACGATATTAAGACCCGGGCCGGTGGCGTGATTGCCGTCTAGGTCAACATATCCATTAGCGGCTAAATATTCGCCTCTATGAGTGCTATCGGCGTAACCAATTCGGCCCTGAGCGTCTTCGTAAATATAACCAAGCCCAGAAGTCGCTAAACCAGATACCAAAGAATAAACGTCGGTTAGCAAACCGTTTTGGCTGTCTAACTCATAATCGCCCGGTTGGTCTATTTCACCTAGTCCGCTATTTTCCGCATCAGCCCAAGTAACGGTCGGGTCGTAATCTGCCCAAGTAACGGCAGCTGGAACTTCGTCCCAAGTATCAAAGAGAACGCCAGATAGAACGGCGTAAATCTGGTCGCCATCCATATCACTAGCCAAGTTGCCTTCGTATTTAGCTCTAGCCAATCTGGCTAATGCTCCGACGGCTGTTATGTTGATACGTTGACTTAAGGCAGTAGATCCGCTAGTGGCTACTTCGACTCCTAGGTCGCTAACGAAGCCACCGAATAAATAAACATAAGTGCCGGCTGAGTTCTTTACTTCGACGGTTAGTGGCATATTTATTTCGTAAGATACGGACGACTCATTGGTCTCTAATAATGATAATTGGCAATAACCAGCTTGAGGCTGGGCGTAGATATCAGTTCGACCGCTTGAGATGGTTAGGCCGGCGAGAGTTGCTCCGGTTACTGTGTAGCCGTTGACCTTTACGCGGTATTCAGGATTCCAAAGTGTCATAAGCCAACTAACGCGCTAGCTCCGCCACCTTGTCGTCTTTCGACGCTATTGAGCGCATCAATGACGGCTCGAGTAAATCCGGTCTCATCTATAACGCTTGGTGAATTTACGTTAATAGTCACAATTCCAGCGCCACCGCCATAAGTTACGCGAGATGCATCGGTTGGTTGGAAAGCGCCATAAGTAGCGCCTACGCTCGGCGTTCCTTCCCCAGTTAAAATTCCTACCAGTTGTTGCAATTTGGCAAAGTCGGATTCAATCTTGGCTAATGCGGATGCGGCAGAACCACCAGCTTTACCGCCTTTAGATCCACCAGAAACGCTAGAACTTACTCCAGATATTGCAGAACCTAAACTGCCTACTATTCCGGCTAATGCACTACCAGTTGAAGTTGCTCCAGCAGTTACTCGTTGCATACCTACGCCACCAGAAGAAGTTGCAAAAGATGGAACTTGGACAAAACCAATATTAGGAAGTGGAAGACGATTGTAAGCAGCAATCATATCGTTTATGCCTTGAACGGCATCTCTTACTAAGCCTTTAATTCCATCAACGGCGCGGCCAATTATTTCAATAATTGTTCCAACAACTTTTCCAACATTTTCAATAGCGCGAACTAATGTAAATTCGAATAGAGGAACTAAGTAGTCTTTGGTAAATTGCCAGAGGTCCATTATTGCTTCTTTATTATCCTCAAAGGCTTTTTTAATAGGCTCAAGGGCTTTATCTTTCGCCTCGATCATCATTGGGATAAATCGGTTCATTATGTAATCAAGAAACGCCTTAACCGCTGGTAATAATGCAGCACCTACGGATTCTTTGGCTTCATCAAATCCGACTTTTAATCTTTGTATTTGACCTTCTAAAGTGTTGGCTTGAGCAGTTGCAGCACCGCCGAAAGTATCGGCTAGTTGCTTCATTGTGCCTTCTAAACCTAAAGACTTCATTTCGGCAGTTGATAGGCCAATGCCTAAACGAGCAAGAGCGCCGGTGTTACCTTCGTAGGCTTTACCTAATGCGTTAGATACTGCTTCAACTGATTTACCAGTAGCAGCGCTGATATCAAGAGCTAATCTAAGTCCATCCTGCGCTTCACTTAGGTCTCCGGTTGCTGTTGCTAATCTCTGGAACGCTGGACGTAGTTGATCGTCGGCTACGCCAAAGGCTAAAGACATTTGGCCGATTTGTTTTTCGACTGCGCTAATTTGTGAGTTGGTAGCGTTCGTTACGTTCTTAAGCGCGTTGGCTAAACGAATTTGTGCTGCTTCGTCTTCGATGGCTGCTTTAACGCCATCAACGGCTAACTTACCGGCATAGGCTACGGCTGCTGCTGCGGCTGCGGCAAAAGCCGCTGCGGCCATCTTGCCAAACTTCTCCATCTTGCCACCGAAACCCTCGACCTGAGTTTCGGACTTCTTCATATCCGCGACGAATTGCTTAGTCTCGGCAAGGATTTCTAACTTAAGCGTTCTATAATCTCTAGCCATTAGTTAGTCCACCTTTTAACAATATCGTCTGCAACTGCTTCCCATTTCTTAGTTAGTTCAGGCTGAATCTCGCGAAGGGTTGGATAAATAAACCAGCCTCGAGAGCCTCGACCAACTCTGCCGGAGTAGCTTGGGAATTGTTTATAACGATTAGATCCGAATTCAAGACCTGCCCAGAGTTTTTGTGTATTGCCACCGCCAGATAAACGCTGAGAGGCGAAACCGATATCAATTCGCCCGGTCTTGGACGACTTTGAGACTTTAGCTCCGTCGGCAACGCGTCTAACTGCTCCAGCCGCTTTAGTGCGACGATAAGCAGCCGACTGTATTTCCTTCGTAGCATATTCCGCCAGCGTTCCGGCAATTCGTTTAGATTCTTCAACTGCATCATCTCCCATAAGCGAGAATGCCTTGGCGAGTTGGCGAAGTTCGCGCTGTGAATATGCGCTAAGACCTTCCTCGCTCACTTCGCTCCTTCAATACTTCTATCGCGGTTAATACATCTTCCAAGTTATCCCAATTATTCATTGGGATTCCGGTCGCTATTGCCAACTCAACTAGAAGTCGGTTTAGGCTTCCGGCTGGATGGCTTTTGGGTCTTCAGGGTCTCCGAGTATTAGTTCATCAACCGTAAGTTCCCATACTTCGTAACTCTTAGTTGGCTTACCTGCTGAACTTCTAACGTAAGCTGCGTGAGCCAAGAATAAGAAGTCGGTCTGCTGATATTCCTTTATATCGGTCATCTTGTAGATTGACTTCCCGGTCTTGCGTTCCCACTTAGCCCACTCTGGAAGTCCAGCGGTATAAGTCTCGAGTTCGCCGTTCGTGTATTTAATTGTTAGTTGTAATTTCATTGCTCCCGATGCTCCGATCTATTTTAACTAAAGGTCTCTGTTGGTGTTCCAACTACTGTCATTGTCCAAGTGTCGGTTAGTGCTCCTGGTGCTGCACCGCCAGCGCTTGGGAAGATTGGTAATACGGTGAAAGCGAATACTGCACCAGTCACAGCAGTAAAGCTAACGTTAAGTGCCGTGTTAGGTGCTGATTCTGCATCTGCCCACATTGCCTCGAACAAGGATGAAGCTGCGCCCCAATCCTGCAATAGTTCGATTGTGAAGGTCCATTGCTTATCAACGGACTTATATGCGCGACCATCGAGAGTTTGATAAGTCTCGATTATGGTTTCGCAGGAAAGAGTCGCGGAAGTCGCCTGAGCATCGTAAGACTGTGAGTCCAACGTGAAAGTGACGTCGCGACCGGTAATTACTGTCGTTGCCATTTTTCTCCTTAAGAAGTTTGCTCGTAGCGGACGCTCAAGCGAATATCGGAGACTAATAGGTTAGTCGTTCCGACTTGAGTAACCGTAGGTCTTTCAACCGTTGATAACTCATACTTAGAGCCTGAAAGAGCTCCAAGAATACTAATTACCAGTTTCTCGAGATTGTCGAGTGATGCTGGATTTGATAGGTAAGCAACTGCAGCGCTAACTGTGTAATTCAATTTAACCCGAGTTGTGCTTTTACCAATTAACTCTAATTCCATATAAGGCGAATCGGGAACTATAACGACCGCTGGAACGATAGGTGATTCAGGGACGTGATCGTAAACGTTAGCAGTAACGGACGCTAAAGCCGTTTTAATTGCGCTTCTTACGTCTCCTGAAATTGTGCTGGCTGGCATTATCCAACCATTGTTTCGGTGTCAATATAT